AGGCCAGGCGCAGGCGGCGAGAACCGCTCCAAGCAATAGTCTTTTCAACATGACGTCACCCTTTCTTCTTTGAAAACCCGCCAGGGAAATCCTGCCGGGATCCCGCTTAAAGACGACGCCACGATCGCCAATCTTCCAAAAACCCTATCATCATTCGCGCGCCTCCCGGTGATGGAGGGCGCAATAGGCCGACAATCCGTCCCGCACCTGGTTGCAAAAAAGCGGAAGTCCGGACCCATCGACGCCGATCGCCCAGGCGCAGCCGTCCGGCTCGAGCTCGAGGAAGCGCACCGCCCAGCGGCGCGCCCGCTCCCGCTCGTCGGGCCTCTTGATCTGCGGCGCTCTTCGGTGCAGCAGGGTCACTCGCCCTCGTCCTTATAAGACGTCATGCCCCACCAGCGCTCCTGGCAGGCGTCGCAGAACTTGGCCGCGTAACCCGCCTCGCTCCACATCATCAGCGGCACGTCATCCTCGGGGATCGAGGCCGAGCAGTAGGAGCACAAGACCGAGACGACGCTGTCCGGCCGCCCCCAGGTGACTTTGGCCCAATCGAAGCCCTGTTTCGGCTTAAGCTCCATCATATCCTCGCGCTGACCGCGACCATCGGCATGGCGCACTTGTCGCAGAAGGGCGGACTGGCGAGCTCTCGGGCCTGCTCAAAGCTAAGGGTTTTGCGATCCTTGCAGCGGACGCACTCGACAGTGATCCCTGGCTGTGTGAGACGGCGGCGCTTGTCACGCATCACGCCGCCGCCGGCAGATAGCGCATCGCCTCATTGCGCTGACGATCGAGCTGGCCCAAGGCCGCCGGGCCGTCCTTCTCCGCCTCGGCGAGAAGCAGCGGATAGCCGCTGTCGATCGAGGCGAGCACCTCCTCCCTTGTGGCCTCACGCCCCTCCGCCCACCAATCGGTCCGGACCGGCGGCTCGAGCGAAATCAGCCAGCCGCCGGCGCCGTCGGCGAAGGCGTGCGCCAGCGGCGTCTCGTAGAGGCAGATGCAGCCGGGATTGCGCTTGATCATCAGCCCCGGCGCGGTCGAATCGGGATCCAGCCCCTTCTCGTTGCGCTTCTGCCGCGGCCGAACCAGGAACGGACAGGCGGATGCCGCGAATTCGGCGCATTCCCGGTGGCAGGCCGGCTCGGACGTGGTGCCGCTGATCACGCACATCGGCCCGATCGCATAGACCTTGTGCACCCCGAGCGGCTCGCCGCAGATCCAGCATAAGCCGCGCTTGAAGGCGAGCAGGCGAAAGCCATAATCGGCGTAGCGGAAATCCGGCGCGGCCCCTTCCGAGCCCCTCGGGGCCTTCTTCCCCTCTTTCAGCCACTCGACGAAGCGGGGCACCGGATAGCCCCGCTCGTCGCGCGGCAGACGGGCGATCCGCGCCGGCATGTCAGGCAGGTTTACGGCCAACTTCGCTCTCCTCCCTCGTCGCTTCCGCCTCGGCGTAACCCTCCTCGAGCCGCCGATAGCGCTCCCTGGCGCGCACCTCGTTCTTGGTGTGCAGGCTTCCCCAATGCAATTGGCCGTCGTCGCGCTCGATCTCGTAGCGCCAGGTCCCCTTCAGCGAGCGATAGAGGCGGACCAGCCGGGTCACTCCGCATCCTCCTCATAAAACCGGGTCATCCGATCCTCGGGCGGGTGCAAAAGATCGTCCTGGAGCGACACAACCCCCCCCAGTAAGCTCAAATGCCCGTCGAGCCCGCTCGCCGACCACCCGGTGATCGGCCCATCCGGCCCGACATAAACCACCGCCATGCCGACCACCTCGCCGCCCTTGACCGCCTTCAAGACCGCCTCGACCTGCTCAACCATGCCGGCCCCAAGCCGGCCGCCCACCTGCCGCGGAACCTCAACGGGGCGCGCCTCGACCGCCTTCACCCGCTCGTCCAAGGCCCGCATCTGCGCCCGGATCCAGTCGCGGAACTGGCTCTCGATCATGCCCTTTCCCTCTTCCGCGCCTCGAGCTCGCCGATCATCCAGCTGAGAACCTCACGAAGCCCAAGCACATAGGCCTCGAACGGCCCCGCCGCCGGCCGAGAGCGCCGCTCAGCCTCCCAGAGCTCATACTGGCGCTTGAACGCCGCAAAACCCTGCCGCTGACGATCGCTCCACACTGGCGGGGACGGCTCAAACCCCTCTTGGCGCAAAATATACCTAACCATCTGCGTATTGATCGGCTCCAGCTCACCAGGGCGAAGCCACGGCCGGCTCGCCGGAGGCACCAACGCCGCGATCTCGGGCGCCGTCTTGCCCTGCTGATGCAGCCGCACAATCTGCGGAGCCTGAGCGTAAAACGCCCCGCCGTAACTCACCCTCCCCCCTCCTTCTTCCGCCTAAACCACGTCGCCCGCTTCATCCCCGCCGCCTCCCACGGACGAACCCCCTCAGCCTTCGGCCGCCCAACCTTCCCCTTTTTTACCCCAGGCGCTCGAGCTTGCGCTTGGCCAGCCGATAAATCCGGCGACACAGATGGCTTCCCACCCAATCCCAGCGGCCAAAGCCGCGCAGATGATGCGGGACCGCGCTCTCGCTCACCCACGTCAGCGGATAATGCAATCTGTGCCGCCCCCGCATCTGCATCGCCGCCCTCCGCCGCTCTCTCGCAAAACAACTCACGACGCTTCAAACTCTGGATCTGATCCAGCCGAGGCCCATGCTTCCGAGCGTGCGGACCAAATTGATCAGCCATCATTCCCGTCTCAAAACCCAGTTTCAGTCTCAGAGTTTCCGTCTCAGTTGTCAATCTGGCAAGTTTCACGTGAAACACACGTGACCCAGAAAAGTAGCGGGCGAGCGAGAAGGGGCCCCCGGCGCCGGTTCCGATCGAGGGTGGGTGAGGGGGGGCAAAAGCTCGATCTGCCAGAAAAACAGAAAGGAATGCTTTGGGATCCTCGGTTGCGCGCGCCGAGCGGCTAAGCCATTGATCTTGCTGCGATCGGATGGGCTGCAGACGGATCCAGACGGATCCAGACGGCCCTTGACAACGCCGTTTGTTGCTCTACCTTGAGCACGAGAAACACGCATGGGGTTCTGAAATGCCAAACAAAGCCTTTGCCTACTACCGCACGTCAAGCGCAACCAACGTAGGCGCGGACAAAGACAGCCTGGCGCGCCAGCAAGCTGCAGTCGAAAGCTATTGCAATTCCAATGGGATAGAGATTTGCGAGGCCTTCTATGACGCAGCTGTCAGCGGCGCGGATATGATCGGTGAACGGCCAGGATTTGCGGCCATGCTCGAGGCGATCGCCGGCAATGGCGTTCGATCAATCCTCGTCGAAACGGCGAATCGCTTCGCTCGAGATCTCATCGTGCAAGAGACAGGATGGCGGTTTTTGCAATCGCAAGGCATTGAATTGATTGCAGTCGACAGCCCGAACGCCTTTCTCGACGATACGCCTACCGCAACGCTTGTCCGCCAAATCCTCGGAGCTGTGGCGCAGTTTGAAAAGGCCTCGTTGGTTGCAAAGCTGGCCGCGGCGCGCAAGCGGACTGGGCGGATGGGCGGCCAGACGCCTTTAGCAGCGATGAGGCCTGAAGTTGCGGAACGGGTTCAATCGTTGCGTGATTGCCAACCTGGCATGACGTTACGAGGGATTGCAGAGCAGCTGGCGATTGAAGGTCACGTTACGCCAAGCGGCAAGCCTTACAATCCAAGCGCGATCGCGCGACTACTCTCAAACTGGAAGGCGTCTTAAGGCGTTTGGTTGGCTTCTGGCGCGGCCTTAGGCGCGCCTTGGTCTTGAGCTGGCCATTGCTCCATATGGCGCGCCAGCTTGCGCGCTTCTGGCGATTGTGCGGCGTTGATGGTTGCTTCGGCCTCGAGCAACGCTCGAGCGGCGATCGCCCATCTGTTAGCCTCTTCTGGCGCAATTAAGGGACTTCGCGCTTTGCGCTCGCATGTCTGGCGCAATGTGGCGACCAGGCTTTCCGGTTCGCCCAATGCAGCCAGCAATGTGGACTGTTGCTCGAGCCGTTCTTTTTCGTCTGAGTTCAAAGGCATAGGGCGAAGCATAATCCTCTCGCCCTAGCCTCGCAAGCATCAGTCACAATTCGTGAACGTGCCGGGGAATTTTTCCGGTTCACAGCCCTTGAATGAGCGGGGATTTCCCCCTATGTCCTAGCTCTGGGGACTATCCCCGCTTTTGGAGCTCGAGACAATGCGTAACCTTCACAAGGAAATCACCGATCGTATCCTGGCGCGCCTCAAGGCTGGCGTCGTTCCTTGGCGTCAACCCTGGTCCGGCAAAGGCTTTGGCGTCATGCCTCGCAACGCCGCCACCAGCCGCGCCTATTCGGGCGCCAACGTTCTCTTGCTCTGGTCGCGCGCGCAAGAGAGCGGCTTCACTGATCCCCGCTGGCTAACCTTCAAGCAAGCCCTCGAGGCGGGCGGCAATGTGCGCAAGGGGGAAAAAGGCGAATGCGTCGTCTACGTCTCGCATGTCGAGCGCATCGACGAAGACGGACAAAAGCGTCGCATTCCGTTCCTGAAGGCCTATACCGTTTTCAACGTGTCGCAATGCGACAATCTGCCGGCCAAGATCGTCGACCCGGCTGGCGCGGCGCGGCAATGGAACAACGACGCGCGCGACGGCCTGGCCGAGGCCTTCATTCACTCGACTGGCGCAAGCGTCCGGCATGGCGAGGCGCGCGCCTATTACACGCCAGTCCGCGACTATGTGAATCTGCCAGCCTTCGAAACGTTCAAGAGCGCCTCGGCCTATTACGGCGTGGCGTTCCATGAGCTCGGCCATTGGACGGGCGCCGAGAAACGCTTGAACCGAACCTTCGGCAAGCGTTTCGGCGACAGCGCCTATTCGGCCGAGGAACTGGTCGCCGAGCTCGCCAGCGCGTTCCTCTGCGCCGAATTCGGCTTCGACAATGACGGCGCCGACGCCGCCTATATCGCCTCCTGGATCAAGTTTTTCACCGAGCATGAAAAGGCGCTCGTCGCCGCGGCAAGCGCGGCGTCCAAGGCCGTCGAATTCATGCGCGGCCTGGCGCTGGCCGAAGACGCCGGCGACGAGCTCGCAATCGCAGCGTGAAAGCGCCAGCCCATGCCCGACGGACAACGTCGGGCATGAGCGGGCGCTTTTGCCCGATTGAGGGAACTGACAAATGGAACATGTTTCTCCCGACATTGCGGACTGTGAGCCGTTCACGCCGTCGCAATCGCAACATTGGGGCCCGGACAATGCTCATGTCCGCGCCTGGAACAAGGAACCGGCAACGCCTTTCCGGTTCGAGGCGCTAGAAGGCAATTGTGAGCCGAAGGAATGGGGCAAGCCTTATCCGCAGCTCGGCGCGGCTGTCGAGAAATACCGCAAGCTGGCGCGCGGCCGAGCTCTGACGGCAGACGAAACACGCGCGCATGGCCAAGCGGTAGGCGTAGCGATGCTGCAGCGGCGCGAGCTCTGCGGCGACGCGCGCCTCGAGATTGATCTGCGCTCAACCTGCGTCAACAAAAGCGGGCGCACGCAAGCGGCGAATGAAGCCGCATATGAGCGTTGGCTGGCCAAGCTGGCGCAGATCCGCGCGGCGCGCGCGGCTGTCTATCAAGGCGCAAACCCGGAAACTGTCGACCTTATTGCGCCGGCGAAGCGCAAGCGTCGGGCGCCGAAAGTCGCCGCGGCCAAGCCGGCGCTGAAGCCGCGCTATACCCTGCGCAACGGCGCATTTGTCCTGGTCACGGAGGCGGCATAGTGGCCAAGCCCAAAATTATTTGGTCCGAACATTTCGGGGCCAAGCGGCGCGCCATCGATCGCGCCGTTCTCGCCGAGCTCGAGCGCCAGATTGCCGCGGAGGAGCTCGAGCCGGTCACCCGCGTTGATACGGAAATTGACCGCGCGGCGATCGCTCGCGCGTTCGGACGGCCCATCCTGGAGGCGAGAGAATGAACATCAAAACCGAATACGACCCGCGCAACCCTAAGGGCATGCGCTGGACTGCGATTGACTCGGACACTTACGACGGGCCCGAATGTCCACTCGGGCTAGGCGACACGGAAGACGAGGCGATTGCGGAGCTGCTCGAGCGCCTAAGGCCCGAAGACCCAAAGCCCAATTAGGCGTTCCAAAATTGGACAGCGCACGGGCCGCGGCGAAAGCTGCGGCCCTTGTCGTTCACGGCCCGTCGTCCCTCAACGCGCCGTACAGGCCATTTGCGCGCGACGGCGTGCACGAACAGTGATCAAGCAAGGCCTGCTGCGCCAGCCCCTGCTGGTAATTCTGCATCCCCTGGTAATTCTGCAGCCCCTGCGCCTGCGCCTGCGCCTGCTGCGCAAACGCTTGGTTTTGCATCGCGGCCATCTGCTGCAGCTGCGACCACTGCGCCATTTGCTGCTGCGCCATTTGCTGCATCGCCTGGCCGGCGTCGCGCTCGCGCCTGAGATCCAAATATAGATCGCGCCAGCGGTTCCCCCGCTCGCGCGCCTCCTCCAGCTCGGCGATTGTGTGCTCGAGGCGGGCGTTCAAGCTTTTGAGCTCGGCCTCGAGCTCGAGCTCCCGCTCGCCCTTCTCCCGCGGTTTGAGCCGCGCCGCGATCGCCGGCGCAAATGCGAGCAGGACGCTTGCCAGGCTCATGCCGCGTTCCTCTTCCGTTCCTCATCGCCCGCGTTGAGCCTAAAGGCCCGCATGGCGATTGACAAGCCGGGGAAGATCCCCATATTGTTTCGCATGAAACAGAAATTATCGCTGATCGCGGCGCTCGTCGCCGTCGCCGCCGGCGCTGCAATGACTGAGCTCGACGAGGTCAAAACGCGCTGCAAAATTGTCGCCGACCGGTTCAACGACGACTTGCCCGGGCGCGACTCTCTCGCCGGGCAATTTCGCCACGCCAAGGATTACGACCAGTGCCTGGTCATCCACGGCTTCACCCAGGACCCCGATTGATGATCCGGATTCTGATTTCCGACGCCGCCTATGCGGCTTTGTGTACAGGCGTACCCGAGGATCGGCGTTTGCCGGCCCAACGTTGCCCCGAGGGCGGTCATTTTTTGTGGTTGGACAAACGGACGGCAAACCGGCTTTCGGCCGCCAGGGGCAAATCCGAGGGCTACAGCGACGTGATCCTCAGGCTGGCCGAGATGGAACGCGCATGACGTTCAAGGTCAAAGGCCGGCAAGTTGGCAAGCGCTCACACGGGCTCGTCGAGATCCCTATGCCTGAACCGCGTCGGATTGTCGTTTCCAAGCACGCCAAGGCCAAACGACCAAAGAAGGCTAAGCCCAAATGACCCCCGGGGAGCTCAGACAGGCCCGCCTCACGCTCGGCCTGACCGCGGTCGAGTTCGCCCGCGTCTTCGACGTCAACGAGCGCACCCTGCGCAGCTGGGAATATGGCGTCGTCAAGGGCAAGCCGAGCCCAATCCCGCGGCCGATCGCGGTCCTGGTGCGCCTGGCGCTCAAATATGCCACCGTGCGCCGCGAGCTGGGGATTGCGTCGAAGGCGATCGAAGATGCCGAAGAAAGGCTCAGGCAAGCGCGCTAACCTGCCGACGCGCGACGAATTGCCGACCGTCGGCGTCTCGCGCCTGCGCGCCCTTCACCTTATCACCCCAAGCATGTCATCGGCCCTCGTCGCCTTCGGCGAGGGCGAAAGCGCGCTCGTGCGTGAGATCCGCGTGAGCCACCTCAAGTTTCCCAATGGCGGCTCTTGGTCGTTTTTCCACTGCCCGAGCTGCGCCAAGCGCGTGCGAACCTTGCGGCTCTACGACGGGCGCGTCGTCTGCAAAGCCTGCGACGGGTTAGTCTACGCCGGCCAGGCGGGCGACAAATCCGGCGTGATCGAGCGCCTGCGTAAACGCCTCAATGGCGAGGGCCGGCTCAGCCGGCCGGGCTTGATCGAACGGCGCGGCCGGCTCGAGATCGCGCTCAGGCGGGCGCTGATCGTCCAGCGGCGCAACCGGCTGGGGAGCTTGCGCGAATGACGCTTAAGGTCCCGCCGAGCTGCGCCCACCTCGACCCGGCCGAGATCTACGACGAGCTCGTGCGCACCGGCGGCAACGTGAGCGAGACGGCCCGCACGCTTCGGGTTCCCGTCATCGATCTGCGCCGGTTGACCCGCATCGCGCCGAGCCTGATCGAGGCGGCCCTCGAGGCCGAGGAGCAGGCGCTCGACGAGGCCGAGGCCGTGGTGCGCCAGGCGCTCAAGAGCGCCGATTGGAGCCGCAAGCTGGCCGCCGCCGGCCATATCCTGCGCACCAGCCCTGCAGCCAGGCGGCGCGGTTTTGGTTCGGGCGCCGCGCCCGAAGTCCAGGACGAGCCGCGCGGCGTCACACTCAAATGGATCGAGCCATGAGCAAGCAGTTTCGAGCAGTTTGCGATTCTGCGCAATTTCGCAAGTTGCGGGTCCTCTCGTAACCTGCGGGCGTTCATGCTATGCCCCAATGTCAATCTCAACGGGAGATTGACACAATGGCAAGTCGCCCACCTCCTCCGCGCCGCGCTTCGCCGCCGCCCCCGCCGCCCCGCCTGCCCCAATATGTCCCGCTGCCGCCGCCGACCGGCGCGGCGCCCGAGGCCGAGCAAGAGCCGGAACAGCTGCCGACCGAGCCCAACTTCCCCTATCCGCCGGTCAAAACCATCGCCGACGAGCAGCGCGAGCGCAGCGAAGAGATCCAGCGCATGGGCGTCACCGCCTATATGGCGCAGTTCGACACGCGCGATCCCGAAGCGCCGCAGCAGACGGTGCCCGGCGTCTCCAACACCCGGGTCGAGGAATACGAGATCCGCAGCGGCCGGCGCTGATGCCGATCACCGATCTCTCGACCGGCGATGATTGGCAGGCCTGGCTACAGAACATGGCCGGCGGCGGCCAAGGCGTCGGCGGCCTTCAGGGCGATGTCGGCTATCCTTCGCCCGGATTCCCCGGCCCAGGGCCCGAAACGAGAGGCTACGTCAACCCGCCGACGATCGAAGGCCAGGCCAACCAGCTCGTCCCCGGCGCCCGGGCGCCGATGTACGTCAACCCGCAATCGCTGCAGGACATCCTCGCCGGCCGCAGCGCCATCTCGCCGTCGCCTGGTCAGCCTGGCGCGGGCGCGATCGCCGGCGCTGGCGGAGGCGGCGCCGGCGGCGGCGTCCCGATTCCTGGCGGGCTGGCCGCCGGCGGGGTCGGAGATCCGGCGGCGCGTTTGCGCGGCCTCGGCGCCGCCGGCCTTCTCGGCATGGGCCAATACGGCGTGGATTTCGCCCAGCGGCACGGCCTGATGCAGGCGCTGTTTCCAGGCTTTACCGGCGCAGCCAACCCTCCAGGACCGGCGGCGCCCTCGACCGCCGCGCCAGGCGCAATGCCGGCGCGGCCTTACACAGCCACGCCCATGCCGCCCGGGCCGATGGATCCGAGCATCATCGCCAGGCAGGCCATCGGCAGACAGGCCGCCGGCGCGACCGCGCCCGGCCGTCCCGCGCCGGTGGCTACAACCAACCTTCCCGGTTTGCCTTATGGCCCCGCCGCCGCGCCGCGGGCCGCCGCGCCCATCCCGCGACCGACGCCGGCGCCGTCCCCGAATCTGGGTTACTACGCCCCGACCAGCGGCAACGCTCGCGGCGCGACCTACACGCCTTATCTCAACCCCAACGACCCGCGCATCTACCGCGGGCCGCTCTCGATGTTCGGAGCCGGATAATGGCGACCAGGGGACGCAAGCTGCCGCCGATCATGGAAAAGGCGGTCAAGCGCATCAAGACCAACAGCCCGGGCGTCAATCCCTACGCCGTCGCCTCGAGCGTCTTGCAGAAATCCGGTTCGTTGAAGCGGGGCACCAACACCGCAACCGCCAAGGGCAAGACGCGCGGCGCTAAGAGTCGAACTTGGCGCCACGCCCACCCTGCCTAAGCTTGGGTTCGATGCGATCGCGGTAATTGATGGGGACCAGGTTCCACACCGTCTTGAGATGCATGGCGAGCACCTCCTTCCGCAGGCGCTCGGTCGCTCTCGGATTGCCCACGATGACATGCCCGGCAAGCCATAGCGCCAAGAGATCGGCCAGCGCCGCGCCTTGAACGTCCGAAGGCTTGCCGGCGAAGTGCCGGCTGCAGTCCCGTACGAGATCCAAAGCCTGGTCGGCGTCTTTTTCAGCGTCTTGCATTGGTGTTGTCACTCAGGCAACCTTGCGCATGCTTAGCGCCGCAGATCTGGTCGACGCCGCGCAGACCGCAGCGCTGCTCACCATGACGGGCATCATGCTGTACGCGGTCAATCGCTTGCGGGTTGAGCTCAAGCAAGCCTCGACCGCTCTAAACCAGGTCTTACGCGGGCACCGGGACGTCGAGGAGCGCATCGACCGGCTGTGGCGGCGCATCGATGAGGTCGAGCTGCGCCAAGGCCTGCGCGGCGATTCCGAACAGTTCAACCGGCTGAAGCGTCTCATGGAGGCGTTCGAAGCCGCGATGAAAGAAGGCAAGGGAAACGGATGAGCGAGCTAGTCCTCGTCCAGGCCGCGCAAACTGCGGCGCTGCTCACTGTGGCGTTAGCTGTGATCTGGGCGTTCTTTCTGCTGCGCAGGGAGCTCAGGCAAGCCAAAGAGGGCTTAAACCACATGCGTGAAGCATTCCGCAGCCAAAAGGACCTCGAGGAGGCGATCGAACGAATCTGGAGACACATCGGCGAGATCGAGCTGCGCCAAGGTTTGCGAGGCGACGCCGAGCAGTTCGGCCGCATCAAGCGGCTCCTCGACGCATTCGAGGCCGCGATGAAGCCGGAGACGCCGCCGCAACCCTAGCGCCGGACCCATGCTCGCTGGCCATCGCCTTCAGCGCGTCCAGCTGCTCCAGCACCGTGAGAAGATCGCCGAGCGTGGGATATTCCACCACGATTCGGGCCCGGCCGTCGGCGAGCACGTCGACGCCGCGCCGTTCGCCCTTCTGCAGCTGGTCGCCAAGTCTCCACATAAACTCAAGCAAATAAGGGTAGACATCGCCAATTGGGGCGGAAGGCGGATAGCGCAAGCGCAACACGCGGGATCCTCCTATCAGGTCAGCGCCCCACCCTATTAAGCGCGCGCGTTGCCCATCTGGCAACCCTCATTCACAGATCCGTCAAAATGACACATTTGCGGCGTCATCGACGGGGCCTTCCTCGTCCGCTCGGATCTTGGCGAGATAGGCCGCCATCTCGGACGTGCGCACTTGCGCCGGCGCGCTGGCGTATTTGTCCGTGAGCTCGCTGAGCTTCGCCTCGGCGGTCTGCGGCGTCATGTTGCGCCAGTTGCGCGCGCGCGGCGCGTCCTCGAGCGCAACACCGGCCACGACGGCGCGCAACATGTCGGCGAGTTCGCGCCTGCGCTCAGCCGTCGGCGGTTTTTCCTCGAGCGCGCCAAACTCCCAACCCGGCGTCGCCGGCGCGCTCTCATCGAATTCGAGCGGCCACGCCGTCGGAACCGTGATCTGCTTGAGCGAGGCGTACGTGGAGGCCTTGTGGCCGCGTGGCGCCGTGTCAGCGTCCAGCCAGGCGAAATAGGCGATCCAGGCGCGCCATTGCGCTGGCTGGCCGCGCTCGCTCAACACGACGCCCTGGCCGCCGATCGCCCGGATGTGGCCGACGGCGAGCCTAGCGTAGTCGGCAGCGGCGACCTTCGCATGCGGAATGCTAGCGACGGGGCGCAGCTCGGGCTTCATATTTTCCCTCCATGATCTTGGTGAAACTTGAGGCTCGGACGACGAAGTCGAAGTCACAGCGGAACCCGTTGAGCTCGCCGCGCAGGAACGGGGAGCCGCGCACCAGGCCCATCAGCCTCCGCCAGCCGGCGAGCGGATCCGGGAAGTCGTAGGTTTTCACCAGGTCGTCCGATCTGGCGATGATTGCGGCTTGGCGGGTGGCTGTGATGTCGCGCACTGCCACCAGGCGACAGGCGGTCGCCAGCTCGTTCCACATGCCTACGACGGTTTGGAGAAGCTCAACGGTTTTTTTGCGCTTTGCTATCGCATTGATTTCATTCACGTCGGCGGGCACGCCGACAAGTGATGCGTCAGCATCACTCAAGGGGGGTATGAGTTTTTCTAGTAAGGGGGGTGTGGGGGGGAAGGCGTCTTTTTGCTTAGGGGGAGTAACGTTACGTAACGTCTCGTGACGTTTAGTAACGTTACTTTGCGTTACGGCCTCAGGATGGCGCTCGCGAAAACGCTTCTGGCGCACCGCGTTCAGCTTCCGCTTGCGGGCCTCTTCCTTCTCGGCCTCGGCATCATGCGCCGCGGCGACAGCGGCGATCTGCTCCGGCGTGCAGCCGGACGCAACCATCGCCTGCACTGTGATCGCCAGGCTCATGGGCTACCGCTTAAGGTCGACCACCTCGGCGGGTTTGCGCCGCCGCCGGCGGCGCGGGGGCGCAGCCTCGACCTCGGCCTCCTCAACGGCTTGAATGGCGATGGCGACGGCGTCGGCATTCGCGCCGGCCTCGAGCAATTTCCGAACCAAATCCGCGGTTGTCACCGTTATTTCCTCCTCATGCGTCGACCTTCCCCGCCTTGGCGGCGGCTGCAGCCGCGTAGGCCTCCTCCTCCGAGGGCAAATCCTCCATCCGATGGAGCGGGGGCGGGACGAACCAGGCTTTCGGCTTCGGGCCCCATCCCTTTAGCCACTCATCCCGGCGGGCCTCGCGCCCCCAGATCCAGCCGCGGAGCTCATAGTCCGGGCACGCGCCGGTCACCCAGATGAAAACTTCATGCGGCTTGTCGCCCGGGCGGATGATCAGGTCCTTCATCGTCCTGACCTGGTATGGCCCGACGTCGGGAGCCTTGAAGGCGTTAACCGTTGCGTCCCAGTACCGGCCCAGCCCCTTGGCCGCCATCAGCTCGCCAATCGCGCCCTCAATGTTGGCCCCCCAGGGATCTCCGGAAAATCCGTGCTGATCCTCCAGCCCGCCCATGAGCGACTCGATCCTGCGCGCCGCGCCAATCATCGCGCCAAGCCAGGCTTCCCACTTCGTCGCACGCACTTTCCAGCGATCGCTCACGCCGCGGCCCTCCGGACGACGCCCCAGGCCTCGAGGAGGGCGATCGGCTCATCCCGGCCGTAGGCGATGGCGTAGCGAACGCCGAGCTTGGCGCAGAGGCGCTGAAACTCGAGCTGGTCGTCGCTCACCACCGAGTGCTCGTCGCGCTTGAGCTCGATGAAGGCCACCAGGCCCGGCACGTAGGGCCCCATGACGAGGAGGTCCGCCAGGCCCTTGGTGAGGCCTGGCTGGCCGAGCGCGCCGGCGTTGGGGATGGCGGCGACCAGGGTGTCCGGCTCGCCCAGGATGCGCCAGTGGTCGATCACGGCGGCCTGGATGGCCGTCTCCAATGGCGTAGGCGCCCGTCTTCGCCGCCACCGCATCGGATTTACTCCGCTGCGTCTGCTATTTGCGGCGGCTTCTTGAAGAGGTCCATCGACGCGCCGGGGCCGAGCTTTTTAACCCAGCGGCGCATCAGGGCCGCCGAGGGGTCGCGCATGCCCTCTTCGACACGATAGACGGCCACGCGGCCGATCCCGAGCTGTTTGGCCAGCTGAGGCCGGGTCAACATCAGCCGTTCGCGCGCCTGGATGAGATGGGTGCGTTTGGACATGGGCAAAAATTGCCGCTTCGGCAACTGGCCGTCAAGAGCACGGGAAAGGCCGCTGGGAGCCTTCCCGGGCTCCTGTTGCAACTAGCGGGTTGATCCGTTATGTTGCCTAGATGGCAACCTCGTCGCATCATGAGCCGTTTCGTCACTACCTGCGCGAATGGCGTGAGGAACGCAAGATGCTGCAGGAAGAGTTGGCCGAAGCCGTCGGCCTGACCAAAAGCGCCATTTCTCGTTACGAAACAGGCGAGCGCAAGATTCATCTCGATCTGCAGTTTCGTCTCATGGTGGCGCTGCGCATCGTTCCGGCGCAGTTCTTTTCGCCGCCCGGCGCACCCTCGCTCGACGCCCTGATTGGCAACGCCACGCCCGAGCAGCGGCGATTGGCTGTCAACCTGGTTACGGCGATCCTCGACGACGGCGGTAGCGAGAAGTAGTCCACAACCACCCACAGCTTTTTTTTCGCCGCCGCGTTCTTTCGTTGACATCGGGTTGCCAAATTGGAACTTTGGCGGCCATGAAGAAGCCAGCCGCCATTGTGGCGGAGCGCGTCGACCCCCCGACGCCCCCGCCCGTCCCGGAGGGGGCCGCTGCAGCCCCCGCGCCTCCCTCCGGGGCACCCGATCCGTACCTCGCCATGATCGAACGCGCCGCGCGCGATCCGGCCGTCGACCTCGCCAAGCTGCAGGGCTTGATGGCGATGAAGAGGGAGATTGAGGCCGAGCGCGCCTCGATCATCTTCGCCGAGGCCTTCGCCGAGCTGCAGCCCAATCTGCCGACGATCGACCGCAACGGCCGGATCTCCATTTACCCCAAGGCGCTGCGCGAGCGGGCCGAGAAGGAAGGACCGCAGGTTTTCGAAGGCCAAACGCCGCAACAAAAAACGCCCTACGTCACGCTCGACGACATCCTCGAGACCTTGCGCGGGCCGCTCGGGAAGCATGGCTTCTCGATCCGATTCGAGCACGAGACAACCAGCGACAATCGGCTCATCACCACAGCTATCCTACGCCACCGCACCGGCCATCAAGAGCGCGCCACCACGCCGCCCATGAAGCACGACAGCACCGGCAGCAAGAACGATAGCCAGGCGATCGGGAGCACCCTCACCTATGGCCGGCGCTACGCCCTGATGGCGGTCTTGCCGATCGTCAGCCACGCGCCGCAGGACGCCGACGACGACGGCAAAGCCGCCGGCGCTGCGCCGGCCGACATCGACGCCATCGCCCAGATCCAGCAGCTCCTCTTCGAGACGGGCAGCGACGTGGCGAAGTTCCTCGAGTGGTGCGGCGCATCCGAGATCGCTGCGCTCAGCGTCGCCCAGGCCCAGCGCGGCACGACGTTCCTCAAGGAGAAGAAGCGGCGCGCCGAGGCGGCGAAGGTGCCCAATGACGCCTGAACAGCTGAAGGCGCGCAACCAGGCGATCGCCGAAGGCCAAAAGCGCGCCTGGGCCGACCCTGAGATCCGCGCACGGCGGAGCGCGGCGATCGCCAAGGCCCAGGATGATGCGCTCCATCGCGCCATCATGTCCAAGATCAAGACCGAGGGCAGGCCAAATGACCGAGCTCGATGAGTTTCGCCAGGCCCGTTGCGGCTCGGTCGGCGCATCCGACGCCCCCGACCTCATGCGCCGGACCAAGACCGGGTACTCGGCCACCCGCGCCAATCTCATGGCGCTTAAGGTGCTCGAGCGCCTGACCGGCGTCGCGGTCGAGACTTACCAAAGCAAGGCGATGGCCGAGGGCATCGAGAAGCAGCCGCAAGCCATCGCGACCTATGAGCTCATGTTCGATCTCAATGTCGAATACCCGCCAGCGCCGGGCCTCGTCCCCCATCCGCTGATCGAGGGCGCGCACGCTTCGCCCGACGGCCTCATCGGCGCGTTCGGCCTGGTCGAGGTCAAGTGTCCGCAAATGGCTGCGCATCTCGACACGCTGCTCACCGAGCAGATCGAGAAAGACTACCGCATCCAGATCCAATGGCAGCTCGCCTGCACCGGCCGGCACTGGTGCGACTACGTCTCGTGGAACCCCGACTTTCCGCCGGCGATGCAGCTCTTCGTGCAGCGGGTCGGCCGGGATCCAGACCTAATGGAGGACATCGAGGACGAGGTCCGCAAGTTTCTGTTCGAGCTCGAGATCAAGGTCAACGATCTCCGGCGGAAATACGAGGTGCAGGAGGAGGCGGCGTGACGGTTCGAATGACCAAGGCCGAGCGCGACGACCTGGTGCGCCTGGTCAAGCAGCGCGAGAAGGTCGCCAAGAGCGCGGCCGAGCAGCGCAGCGCGATAATGCTCGCCGACTTCGAGCGCGAGATTTCGGCGGTGCACACCTTCGACAAGAACGAGGTCTGGCGCGCGGCGATGGAGGCCGGCGTCGAGGCGGCGAAGAAGGCCAATGAGGCGATCGTGGCTGAGGCCGACCGGCTCGGCATCCCGCCGGAGTTCCGCCCCAGCCTCCATTGGGCTTGGCGCTCGCAGGGCGAGAACGCTTACCGCGAGCGGCGCGCCGAACTGCGCAAGGTCGCCACCGCCGAGATCGCAGCGATGGAGAAGACCGCGCGCGTGCAGATTGAAGCCCGCAGCATCGAAGCCCAGACCGAAATCATCGCCAACGGCCTCGACAGCGAGGCGGCAATCGCTTTCCTCGAGAAGCTGCCGCCGATCGAGAGCATGATGCCCATGCTCGATCCGATGATGATCCAGAAGAAGCTCGCCGAGAAGGCGCGGGAGAGCGGGCGCGGCCTTCAGCTGGTGCCTTAATGAGGCTGTGCAGGGAGCAAGCGGCGTGAGCGACGACGAATATTCCGTCTATCAATTCTTCCCAGACGGTTCTTATGAGCGAGTTCGCCTGTTCGTCCCTGCAGAAGAGGCGGTCAAGGCAGCGCATCACTACAGTCACAATGTCGCCGCTCAGCTCGGAGTAGTCGACCGCGTCATCATCACCGACGTCGACGACTATTGCTGCTTTGAATGGAAGCGCGGCGAGGGCGTCACCTTCCCCCCGGAAGCGCGAGGCAGACAGTGAGATTGTCGCGCTTCATCACCGCGGCCAATCGCGACGAGATCCTGCGCGCCGTCGAGGAGGCTCCGCTCGGATCCCAGATCGACCTGGTCATCGATCCGCGCACGCTCGCGCAGAACCGGTTGATGTGGAAGCTCCTCAGCCTGATCGCCGAGGCGGTCACGCATGGCGGCGAGCGCTGGGCCCCTGACGACTGGAAGTGCGCCTTCCTCAAGGCGATGGGCAAGAAGATGCGCTTCATGCCGGCCATCGACGGCGATGGCGTTGTGGCGGTCGGCTACCACTCGAGCAAGCTCTCCAAACAGGAGATGAGCGAGATGATCGAGATGATCTACTCCTTTGGCGCTGAGCATGGCGTCTGGGACTGGAACGCGCCGACGCCAGAGCTCTCGCGGCCTCAGCTGCAGCTCGCCGATCGGCGCCCGGCATGAGACGCTCCCGTCGCGAGTTTACCATCGCCGACCAGGTGGCGATCGTCCAGCGTGCCACCGACTCGAGCTGGCGCATCCACTGCGAGCGCTGCGGCGTCTGGTGCAAGAGCCGCAAGGATTATGCGATCGACCACATCATCGCCGAGGGCATGCGCCCCGAGGCCGATCGCAAGCGCAACCTCACGCCGGCCGATGGGCAATTGCTCTGCGTCGCGGTTTGCCACCCTCCCAAAACGAGGGCGGAAAAGGGCGACATCGCCGAGGCCAAGCGGCGCGAGGCGGCCGAGCTCGGGATCGAGCGCCCAGGCAAGGTCAAGATGCGCCGGCGTGAGAAACTGCCGAAGGAGCCGCTGCGCGTCGCCGCCGGCGGCTCGGAAATCACCCGGAGATTTGTCGGATGAAAAGGGCCGCCCTCGTCCTGGCGCTGATGATCGCCGGCGCGCCTGAGGCGGTCGCCTGCCATAGATTCTCGGTGTGGCGCTATCCGACGCCGCAACGATGCGAAGTCCGGCATGAGCTGCGGGCCACGCTGCCGCGCATGCCGCGACCGGCGCCGGCGTGGGATCCTGTGCCCACGCCGGCTGCTCGGGCCCCCGAGGACGAGCGCGCCCAGGCGATCGAGACGCTCAAGCGCGAATTGGCCACGTTGCCTGCGAGACAACCACAATGAAAGCGCGTATGGTCGAGCCCGCTTCGATTTCGCCTGACACTCCGCTCAGGCTCGAAATCGTGGCGAGGCTTGCTTTTCCCGATGGCTCCATGACCGCGAGCGGCCTTCGGCGAGAGATCGCCAAGGGGCGACTGACGGTCGAAACGATCGCCGGGAAGCAATACACCACGTTGTCGAACGTGGAAGAAATGAGGGGACTATGTCGAACGCCGCAAAACCCGCCCGCCTCTGGCTGCGGGACGTCAGGGGAAGCAAGGTCTGGTACATCCTCGACAACGGACGCCAAATCGCAACTGGCTGCAGCGCTGATGACCGCGCGAGCGCTGAAGAAAAGCTCGCCGAACACATCGGCGCGAAAACCAAGCCGAGTTATGACAGCGGACGTGACCCTGCTGCCATCCCGATCGCCGAGATCTTGAATATCTATCAGCAGGACCGCGGCGCGAAGATTGCCCGGCCACAGGAGCTCGGGCAGCGTGTCACCGCGCTGCTGGGCTTCTTTGGGACAAAACCTGTCACGGCGCTCAACAAGCGCCTATGCCGGAATTACGCCGAACATCGCGGCCGCCCGCAGGCCGCCAGGCGCGAGCTCGAGGACTTGCATGCGGCCCTCGGCGTCGCTTTCGAGGAGAAGATTCTCACCGTCGACTTCCGCCGCGACATCGAGCTGCCGCCCAAGGCGGCTCCCCGCGAGCGATGGCTCACCCGCTCTGAGGCCGCGCGGCTGATATGGGCGGCGTGGCGCTATCGCGAGGTCCAGAAGGGGCATGCCACGGGCCGCAAGAGCCGCCAGCACGTGGCTCGGTTCATCCTGGTGGCGCTCTATACCGGAACCCGCTCGGCGGCGGTCTGCGGGGCCGCTATGGGCCCTGCGATCGGCCGCGGCCATGTCGACCTGGACCAGGGCGTTTTCTATCGCCGCGCTCCTGGCACGACGGACACGAACAAGCGCCAGCCGCCAGTTCGATTGCCGGGTCGCTTGCTTGCCCATATGCGCCGATGGAAGCGACGCGGCATCTCGCTCAAGGCCGTCGTCGAGTTCAACGGCGAGCCGGTCCGGAGCGTGAAGAAGGCCTTCGCCCGCTGCGTCTTCGACGCCGGCCTCGAGGGCAAAGTCTCGCCGCACACGCTGCGCCACACCGCGATCTCGTGGGCGCTGCAGAACGGCACCAAGATCTGGGATGCGAGTGATTTCTTCGGCGTCTCGCCGGAGGTGCTCAACCGCGTCTACGGACATCACTGTCCGGACCGGCACAAGGAGGTCGCTGAGGCCATCACCCGCAAAGGAAACAGACGGTGAACTGTGCAATGGTTGTGCAATGGTTGGCCATGGTTGGGCGGAACAAACGGAGACAAAGTTGCCAGAACGGAAACGAAAACGACAAAAAAGCTCAATAATTTCAGTAAGCCAGTTGCCAGACCCCTCGTTCGGGACGAGGGGGTCGGAGGTTCGAATCCTCTCACTCCGACCATCATTTCAAACACTTAGCAATCACAGAGGGAGGATGGTGCAATGGTTGTGCAACGGTTGGTCGTTCCTAAGCCCCCCATCAAAGTGAAAAAGGCCCATATCAAGCGCGCGGCGCGTGAGCTCACGGCGGCGTGGCGCGCGGCCCAGAAGGCTGGAGCGAAGCGTGTCTAACTGAGGCTCGACGGGTCGATCGACATCATCTTGAGGGACGAATGACAACCATCATCGACGGCGGCCACGGCATCCAGCTCCATGTCGAAGAGGGCGAACTCAGGCGGCGCTGCGGCGACTGCCAGTTGTGCTGCAAGCTCGTCCCGGTCGCGAACCTCGGCAAACCTGCAGGCCAGCGCTGCAAGTATCAGCGAGTCGGCAAGGGCTGCACCGTCCATGCCCGGCTCGCGACCATCTCAAACGCCTGCCTCATGTGGAATTGCCGATGGTTGGTTCAGAACGACACGGCCGATCTGCGTCGCCCCGATCGGTCGCACTACGTGCTCGACGTCATGCCCGACTACATCACCATCCGGAACAACGAGACGGGTACGGCCGAGTATGTCGAGGTGGTGCAGATCTGGGTTGATCCGAACTATCCCGAGGCGCACCGCGATCCGGCGTTGCGGGCCTATATCGAGCGCCGCTCGCACGAGGGCGTCGCCGTCCTGATTCGGTGGGACAATACAAAGGGCATGGTCATCTTCGCCCCGGCGATGTCGGGCGATCGGGAGTGGCATGAGGTGACGCAAGCCCTCAGCTCGGAGCAGCACAGCATGGCCGACGTCGCCAAGGCGCTGGGGGCGGCATGAGGTTGCCTAATAGGCAACTGTCTGCTAGGGGATCGCCATGAGCCCGCAAGCCATCGCCCTCGGCCTCCTCTGCATCGTGCTTCTCTTCATTCGGGGGGCCTATGATTACGGGCTGGGCGCCACGACCATAGGCGTTCTCGTCGCCATCCCCTTCATGGCGCTGATATTCGCTCTTGGCTTAGTGCTTCACTGAAAGTTGCCAGCCGCCTGCCCGAACAGCAATGCCCGCAGCGCTTGGCCGACATCCGCTGGCTTCGGCGGAGTGAATTGCTGACCCGTCAGCGTTGGATAGGCCGCGCCGATCGCATTCTGGGCCGCTGCCTTTGAGCGCGCGCCCAAGGCCGCGCCAATGGCCGGCTTCGCTCCCAGGAATGTAGCCCCGGCCGCCGCGAGCGGCGCTATTCCAGGCGGAAGCGTATGAAAGGCTGCAGCCTCGACAAGGGGATGCACGACGCCGTGGACGATCCCATAAGCGCTTTGGCCGGCATTCGCGCCGCCGGCCGCGTTCGCGATGTCCGAGAGCACCTTATATTGGGCGCTGTTTGGATCCGGGTAAAATTTTTCCGCGGTGGCTTGCGCCCACCCGCTCGGCGATGATCCAAACCCTTTCAGGCTTTGGCTCGCTTGCTGCAGATCGCGCGCATTGGCCCATTGCTGGTTTGCCAGCTTGGCCGCAGCCAGATCGGCCGCGGGTCCCGTTTGCGTCGTGCTGACCGGGGGGACGTTGTCGAGCACGTTCTGCAGGTGCTTTTGCACAATCGGCGCGACATCATTCTCGGCCCCGCCGAGCGCTCCTTGCGGCTTATCGAGGTTCTGGATCGAGGTGTAGATGTCGTGCGCGGTCTGAGTCGACGAGGTCGCCGCCTGATTGTACATCTTGGTGAGCTCAGCCATCGAGCGCGGCGCGTTGCGCTGAAGTCCGCCTCCGGGATCATTGAGCGTGATCTCGTGGCCTGCGTTCTGCAGGGCCGTCGTGACGTCATTTGGATTGTAGAACGTATTTTTCAGCTGCCCGTAAGCGGCGGTCTTGGCGTCTTGCAAATTTTGAGTGATGTCTGCTGCGTTGCTCGGGGTTCCGGGCACTCCGAGCTTGCCGGCCACGGAATTGAGGACCTTCGACCCTACGCCGCCCGCAAGGCCGAGGCCGCCGCCCATGAGCGCGCCGGTGGTCGGATCTTCACCATGCCCGTAAGCGCCGAGCGCGCCAGCCCCAGCGCCCTCCGCGCCTGCGGCCAAAACGCCACCGCCGGTGAGTCCGCGAGCAACTGGCCCGAGGATCTTGCCGGGGCCGACAGCGTAACCGACGCCTTGCGCCAAGGGGTCCATTAACCCGAGATTGGCGTGCGCCTGGGCGGTCTGGGATTCCAGCCCCAATTTCGCCGGACCATAGCCGAAGGTGGCGGCGTCCAAAGCCGACAGCCCATAGTCGCGCGCCGCCGAGAGCGGGTCCTCGGTCTTGGCGATCGGCCGGGTCATGAGGTCCCACAAAGCGTTGCCGGACGGCTTCCAGTTGGGATCGAACGATGACGCCGGCCCTTGCCCGGCTCCGCCGGGAGCGGCCGGAGAGATCGGCGCGCTGGTCGCTGTCGGCGATGGCGGCGGCGCGCCTGATTTGTACGCGGCCCACGGATTTGCGCTGGGCGCGCTGACAGTTGGCGCTGGCGGGGCCGGCGAAGCGGGCACAGCCGTCACCGGGGCCGCGCCGCTTCTGTACTGAGCCCAGGGATCCTCAGCCATCGATCAGCTCCTCACGGCGCATAGCCGATAGCTCCTGAGCCGTCGGGGATGACGAACGCTCGCCCATGCGCCAGCTTGGCGACGTCGCCAGGCGATTTGATCGTCGTGTCCGGCCCCGGCCGCGCCGCCTGACCGGGCACATAAAGATCGCCATGCGGTTTGAAGATCGGATTGACGTTCTGGTCATAGTCTTGATCGCTGAGGTCAGGACTGGCCAGCTGTCCGGCCGCGCCAAATGCATTCGCCCGTTTGATTTGCAGCTTATTGATGTAATCCTGAACGCCCTGGCGGTAGGAGGTCGGGTCGAGCTGCCGGTTCTTCATGATGCTTTGCGATGGCGCATCCTGGTTCAGCTCTGTCTGGGTGATGCGGCCCGCGCCCTTGAAGTCCTGGACGCCGGCTGCGTATTGCTGCGCCATGACCTTGTTGTAGATCGCCATAGCCTTCGCAGTGTCGCCCCAGGTCGCTGGAGCTTGTTTGAACTGGTTTGCGGGACCAAGGATGTTGTCGAGGCCGGGCTGCTTCAGTAAATTCTGCGCGTCACCAATCATCTGGTCGTAAGCGGCCTTGGCGGGAGCGAAATTTGCCGTGTCGGCCGTCAGGTCTTTTGCTCGCTGCTGCGCCATGACCACCTTTCCCGCTTGGTCCTGCTTGTACTGATCGACGCTGAGCAGGGTCGGCGGAATCGGCTGGTCCGTCTGCGGCTGGTTGGTCGTCGGGTCGACGACGGGGTTGCCGTTTGGATCCCTCACCGCATGCGCATGGATCCAGGCGTTGCGGGCCTGCGTCATTTCCCGGACGCTCGGATCGCCTGAGACGCCGGCGAGCGTCGTCTCGACGTCGCCATACTTGCCGCTGGCGATGATCGCCTGGGCAGTGTTGAGCGGCACGCCGAGCTGCTGGGCGAGGGCCGGCGCGGCGGCCTGCAGTGCCTGATACGCCTGCTGCTGCTGACCGTATTGCTGCAGCTTCATGATGTTGCCGATGAACTCGCCCGGGTCCTGGGTTTGGCCCTGCATGCTCTGCAGCATCATCTGGCGATCGCCGGGCCGGGCGAAGGCCGCCGCCATCATCCCGATGCCGCGGTTGAAGCTCTCGCTGGCCTGCTGGCGCTGTGAGAGCGCCGCATACATCTGCATGAGGTCAGGCGGGCTCGTATAGGCCTGCGGCTGTGGCGGGGGCCCCGGAGGAGGGCCGCCAGGTCCACCGGCCCCTGGCGGGCCGCCCTGCCCCGCAGCCGGCGGTCCTGTGGGAGGAGGACTGGGACCGCCGGCGCCCGGAGGCGCGCCAGGCGGCGGGACCCCAGGGGGAGGGCCCGTATTGCCGCCTGGCTGACCCGGAGCCTGTCCGAGCGAAGCCATGATTTGCTGCCGCGGATCCGGCTGGCCGAACATGCTGGCCAAGTTGTCGAGCAGCGCCATCGCTTAGCCTTTCAAATAGGTTGACCACGAGAACAGAGCTTGCCCGATCACGATCATCAGAAGCCTCGACCTCCCATTTGGAGAAGCCCCTGATTGCCTCGGCCGCCGGCGGTAGGTTGCCCCATCGAGTTGGCGACCATGCTCGGCGCCGGACTCGCCACCGGATTTGACGACAGAGTCGTCCCGTAGGGGGCGCTCGGCGTTCCCATAACAGACGCCAGGGCTTGCGCGCCGGGGCCTGGAGCAGGCGCCGCGCTCACGCCAGGGTTCTGGCCGAACGCGCTCATGCCCGGCATGTTGCCAAAGTTCATGCCATAGGGATTGGCGGAGGGTGCAGCGGGGGATCCGAACTGCCCGATCGACACGCCAGCCCCGGGAGCAACACCGAAAGTCGACGGGCCCGCGGCGCTGGGGCCGAACGCGCTCATGCCCGGCATGTTGCCAAAATTGGCGCCATAAAGATTGGTCAGCGCCTGCTGCAACTGCGCCAGCTTGTTCTGTTGTTGCTGCGCCGGAGTAGCAAGGCCGGGGGCATTATTCACCCCCGCTAAAGACGGTCCAAACATTGCGTTTTGAGCTGTCTGGCTCAAAGCCGCATTGGGATCGCTGCCTCGAACCATCCCGACATTGCCGGTGCCGTAAGGATTGGCCACGCCGGGAGGGCCGAAATTGGTCCCGAAATTCGTTCCCGGCGGCGCAGTATTCATGATCGCCTGAGTAACCGTCCCAGGCGGACTGCCGACAGCGGGGCTGGCTCCATATTGAGCCTGCTGCCCTGGGTTCATGCCCCCATAGATCTGCGCCGCTTGCGCCTGGCTGACGCCGAATTGCTTGGCGACGTTGGTAATGGCATTAACAACAGTATTAATTTGCTGCATGGAAGGGGCGAGCATTCCAAATGCGTTCGTGCCGCCGCTAGCCGCGCCTCCAGGCGCAGCGCCGCCAAAACCGCCGCCGCCTACGCCGCCAGCATTGCCGCCCGTCGAAGCGCCTGGCGCGCTTCCTGCGCCAGCGCCACCACCTGTCGCAGCTCCGCCGCTCGGCGCGCCAACTCCTGCGCCGCCATATCCGACTGACCCGCCTCCGCCGCCGACTGAGCCTCCACCCCCGCCGCTAGCAGCAGCGGGAGCAGAACCTCGCGCGGCAGGACCAACAGCGCTGCTCGCGCCGCCGTCGGCCGCAGCTCCTCCCTCGTCACCCGAAGCCGCGGCATCGCTGCCGATGCCTCCTCCCAAACCTTGATGACCGAAGGCTTGAGCCGAAGTTACTCCACTGACGGAGCTACCGGGACCAAGACCACCATCGGTGCCGTCGCTGGTGCCGTCGCCGTCAGCCATAGCCTTGACCCCTCAAGGTATTGTAAAATCCCTGTTGGAAGCCAGCGCCCGGGCCGCTGGCCGCGGGCCTGAAGTTGGCCATGAACTGCTGCAGCGCGCCGGAGCCAGGCTGATAGGAGGTCGGGCTTTGCGGCACCGTCGCTCCCGGCGTCACCACCGGGTTCGGATGGGCGAGCGCGCTGAGATAGGCGGCGGAATTGTTCGGCGGCGCGGCCGGGGCGGCCGGGGCGCCCGCGCCCGCGCCGCCTTGCATCGCGGCGTTGGCCATCTGAGAGCCCTGCACCGACTGGCCCAGGAAGTAATTGGCCATCCCGGGAGTATTCGTTTCGGTCTGAACACTGCCCATGTTGCCGCTCTGCCGGCTCGCATCCGCGTACGCCGCCTGAGCCGCCGCCGCCTGAGAACCGCCAGATGCGGCTTGGATCTGAGCTGGAGTGAAGGGACCGCCCCACCACGCGGTGCCCGCCCCAGTCGCCGGCGAGGAGTTCAGCGTCATGCCAGGCACGGCGCCGGGCGCAGCCGCGGGGGCCGGCGCGGCTTGCGGAGCTTGATAGGATGCGATCGGTTTGCCCGACCAGTCGGTCGGCGTGCCGACATAGCTCGAGGGAAATGGGATCGCCTGGTTCGGGAAGGGCGAATAGGGGTTCGACCATTGCGACGGGTCGAAGCTCGAATAGGGGTTCGACTGGAATGTCGGCGTGCTAACCATAGCCCATCCCCATCATCTGGAGCATCATCGGGTTGCTGAGCTGCTGCAGCTGCTGCAGCTCCTGCGTCTCGAGGCCCTGGTTCGACGCCGCGGTTTGTGGGCCGGCGCTGGCGTAGAACGGCGAGCCCGATCCCGGCGTGTTTGGGCCCCATTGCAGCGGCTGGCGCATGCTGTTCAAGGTCTGGCCGTAAGTCGCCATCGCTTGGCCTATCAGCGGAGAAACGCCGATCGCCTGCGGTCCGGGGATCATCGGCGACGGCCTTACCGGTTCAGCGCCTGCGCCTTGGCCCGGCTGGCCGGGAGCGCCCTTGCCGCCAAAGGCCTTGTCGAGCGTGCTCGCGCCCTGCAGGAACTGATTGGAGGCTTGAGGGGCGACAAAGCCCGGCACGACTCCCGTCGCGCCCGCTGCGCTGGTCGCGGCGATCGAGGCGGGACTGCCAGTGATCCCGGCGCTCGCAGTCCCCGGGGTGGTGGAAACAGGCGCGTTCTGCGCCATAGCCAGGGTTGAGTTGAGCGTTGTGCCCACGGGCGCCAGATATTGGCTTCGCTGCGCGATCGCCGCCTGCTTGTCTTGCGGGTTTTCGTAGGAGTTCACCCAGACATTGAGCGCTTCCTGTGGACTTGTGGCCGCCTGAAGCTGGGTGCGAACGCCCGCATAAGCCGGCGTATCGAGTTCATGCCCGAGAAATTGCACTTGAGTGGTTAGCGGGACTTTCTTCGCATCGAGAGGATTGTTGACATTGATGTTCGGAACGCCCGCGCTCTGGGCGAACGCCAGCATCCCGTTCGGACCGATCAGCCGCCCACGGTTCCATTGTCCGATGCCGCCGCTGCCGCCGCCGGGATCTTGGCTGTTGAACGAGGTCGGATCGAGATTGGCCCCACTCTCTCCCATGATGCCCGCGATAGCGCCGGTTGCGCCAATCGGGCCGATGCCGCGCTTCGCCAGCTCGGCGTCGAGAAGCTCAATCCCGGTTTGACTATACCCTCTTCGGTCAACCACCGAACGCTCGCTTTCTCGCCCGCGGCTTCAGGTTCGAACCGAGCGCGCCGATCGCGCCGGAGACGCCTGGCGCAGCGAGCGCGCCAGGGATGGGCGGCCCCATGCCGCCTGGCGGGGCCGACACGGGCATGCCGCGGGGTCCCGGCATGGGCGGCCCCATCCCGCCCCGCGGCGACACGCCTCCCAGCGCCGGCGGGCCGCCGCCGCCTGGCGGTCCCAGCGCAAGACCAGGCACCGCCGGCATCGGCGCCCGCGCGCGCGCATTGGCCTTGCCCATCGGTCGGCGCGGCGCGCCAGCCCCGAGCGCGCCCAGGACGCCCATATGCACGGCCATCTTGCCGCCGGACCCGGGGATCGGCGCGACCGCATGCGGGGCGATCTTGGCGACGTCCTCGGCCATCGGCCCGACCACCTTGGGGAAGGTCTTGGGATCGCCCTTGTAGCGATAGGCGTAGAGCGGCACGCCGGCCGGGTGATCGCCGACCTTGGTGATGTCGGTCTTCAGCCGCTTGTCGGAGCCGGTGAAGAGGCTGGTGCCGAGGCCGCCGGCGCCGAACAGGCCGCCGCTCGCGAACATGCCACCCAAGCTCTGCAGGCCGCCGAGCGCCGCCATGGCGTAGTCGGGCGAGGCCTGGGTCTGGGTGGTCGACTGACCCTGCGTCGCCTGGCCGTAGGGCGTCATGCCGAGCGCGCTCTGCAGCACCCCGAGCTGGGTGCCGGGATAGGACCAGGCCTGCTGGAAGTTCGCCATATTGGCGTTGATTTCGTTCTGCGCCTGCTGCTGCTGTTGCGCGCCGGCGGTGGTCTGCTCGGCGAAATTGCGCGCCTGGCTGAGCTGCGCCTGCTGGCCGAGATTGGCTAAGCCCTGAGCGCCTTGTAGATTGAGCCCGGCCTGGTTTTGCTGAACCGCCTGGTTGGCGAGCTGGCCCTGCAGGTTGGTGTTGATGTCCTGCTGCGCCGCGCCCTGAGCCTGGCCGAAATTGGCCTGGTTCAATTGCGCCGCCATCTGGCCCATGCCCATCGCGCCCTGCGCCTGGGTGACCCCCTGCTGGATCGCCTGGCGCGACCCGCCATAGGCGTTCGACGCCGCGGCCTGGTCCTGGTTCTGGTTCTGCTGCAGCCCCAGATTCTGCTGCATGATCGGCAGCGTCTGGTTGATCACGCTCTGGGTGTAGGGGTTCATGTAGGGCTGCAGGTTGGTCGAGCTCAACTGGCCCGGCGTCACCTGCTGCGGCTGCTGCCCCATCACCCCGAGATAGCCGGCCTGCGAAGCATTGTATTGATCCTGGCCGGCGGCGCCGCCTGACGCGGCGGTGTTCCAGGCCTGCTGCGTCTGCGGGCCGATGTCGGCCACCATCTGCCCCTGATATTGCTGCAAGGGGCGCGAGGCGACGTTCTGGGCGAGCCCATAGTTTTGCTGCGCCGCCGTGTTGACCCACGGGGGGATCTGCGTGACGGCCTGGCTTTGCGTCGTCGACGTCTGGTCGCTGCCGCTCATGGCTCACACGTCCTTGTGGAAGAGGTAGCTCCTGGCTTTCAGCCGCCAGCCGAGCTCGCGCGCATGCGGGATCCAGCCGAGCCGCCCATAGGCCGACACGAGCTCGGCGTTGATGTCGCGGGCATAATCCAGAACCTTGGCTTCCAGCTCGTCGCGATCGGCGAGATCGCCGACCATGGCGACGAACTGCAGCGCCCGCGCCCGCGGGTAATCGTTGACCTGGGTCACAGCCCAGGAGTTGTTGACGGCGAAGCCTTGCATGCGCCCTTCGGCGATCGCGGTCAGGATGTCGTTGAGCGTGTACAAGCCCCCCATGCGGTCGAGCACGCGCGCAAGCTTCTGATGGTAGATCGCGGCGCTCATGGCGGCCTGTTTCCGATCGCGCCGCTGCCCAGCGCCACTTGGGTGATGACAGCATTGCCCGCCTGATTGACCTGCAACAGCCAGACCGTCGGCGCAGTCCCGGCCGGAGGATTGTAGGACTGAAAGAGGACGCCGGGCAGCGCCTGGTTGGCGTTCATCTTGGCGGCGAAGCCGTGCCGGCACCAGAGCGCGAACTGGTTGAGATAATTTCCGAGCGTCGTCGGAATGTCCGGCGTGCTCGGCACCGGCGGCGGCGGTTGCGGGGTGAAGGACGAGGCGTTCAGCGAAGCCATCAGCGATCTCCTCGAGGCACGCTATCGATCAGGTGCTGGCCGACGGTGACCGGCAGCACGGAGGGGCCGGCGATCTGGATCCTCATACGGATGTCGCGGCCGGTGGTGCGCAAATCGAGAAAGCCGTCGGAGCGCACCGGTTTAGGCGTCGTCTGGAGCTCGACCACCGGAGCGCCGTTCGCGACGCTGCGGCTATTTCTGTAGAACAGCGAATAAAGCAGGCTCGAGACATTGCCGCTGACGTCGGGGATCATCTGCTTGATGGTGGTGAGCTTGGCGCCGGAATTGAGATTGAGATCGAACGTCTCGGCCCATGGCAGCGGGACATTGGCCGGGTAGACGATGCCCGCCTCGTGCTGGAAGGCGACCAGGCCGTCCGCCATGATCGTCTGAGCGTTGTAGGATGCGGTGACGCCGGCTGAGCGCGACATCTGCGCCTGCGACCACCAGCCCTCCTTGTAATTGTAGATGATCGCCCGGGTGTTGGCAGTCTGGCCGTTCTGCGGGTAAAACCACCACGCCTCGTTGAAATTGCCGACATGCACCATGCAGGCCTGCTCGCGCACATTGAGCAGGTCGATGTCGTCGTCGACCCACGGGCGCACCAGGCAAGCCACCGGAAAGATCGAGGTGCCGTCGAAGGAGAACATGCCCTGTTGCGAGAACCACAGGGTCATCGACGAGGTGCCGACCACGCTTTCGGGCGACCAGGGCGTGCAGTTCTGGGCGAGCTCGACGTAATTGTAGATGTAGGGCAAGCCGAGAAAGGTTGAGACGTAGGCCTTCTTGCCGGTCCAGAACAAGGTGCCGTTGCGGGTCGCATAGGCGCTGATAATCGGCGAGGCCGGTTCGATGTCGAGAAAGCCGGCCTGCGAGGTGACGCTGGAATAGTCCCAGGCGCCGGGGTTCTCCTGGTCGCACCAGGCGAAGCGCCTGAACGACCCGCCGCCCGCCGTGCCATCCTGCGTCGAGCCGAAGATCACGAGAAAGCGCTCTTGCGTCACCACGAAGCAGCGCCCGTGCGGCACCGGGCCGCGCCCGGAATTTGCCGGCTGAACGACCGCCGGGCCGCCGACCGCCGGATCCCACATCAAGAGACGCCCGTCGGGCGACGTCATCGCATAGAGGATCGCCCCCATATTATCGAGGCTCCAGCTGTCTGGAACCTTGTCGATCGCCTGGATGGTCGAGATCGGCGGCGGCTCGCCGTAATTGTAAGTGCCGTCGGCATAGTTGCTGTCGCCATAGCCGCCTTCCCCTGGCGGTTGCGGCGCAACTAGCGCGGGGGTCGGCGAAATGTCGACGAGCGCGCCGCCAGTGTCGACATAGAGGTTCGTCTCGCACAAATAGGCGATGTGGTATACCGAGTTGAGGTCGTACCAGCCATGGATCGCCTTGCAGCGCGAGGCGAAGGCATAGTTGTATTGCGCCTGGCCGCCGACCGGACCCATCTGGCCCTCGACCCAGCGCATCATGTTGACCGCCGCCCAATTGCTCGAGCGCATCTGCTTGGTCGGCTTGGCGACCACGCCAGGCGGGATCTCGAGGGGCCTGAAGTCGGTGCTCATGCCGCCAGTTTCGCCTCCAGAAGCTGAACGCGCTCGGTCAACTGCTGAATGGCGCGCAGAAGGTAGGGGGTGAGCTTGGCGTCGACCAAGGTCAGAAGATCAGCTGGAAGAGGAGAACCGTAGCTCTGCGGAGTGATTGAAATCGCCTCGGGGATGAGCGCCTGCAGCTTCTGCGCGACGATGCCGATCGGCACGTGCTCTGGACCGGCTTCGCGCCTGCTCATCCAGCCGACGACCTCGGCTTTGATTTCAAATTCGTCGATCGGAACCGCGTTGAGAATCCCGAGGGCGTCGACTGGACTCGGCCTGATGTTTTGCTTAATGCGCTCGTCGCAGGGCGGATTGGTGGCGAGCTGAAGTTGATCCCCATCTATGCGTATGTAAGCATAAGGTGCGCCCCAGTTAAAAGAAAATCCATGACCACTATAGCCCTGAATAACACCGCCGCCATTATCCGGACCGCCATAAGCGCCAGCAGCATATATATTGGAATTAGATGATATACCACCGTTGGCGCTAATATTGGCGCTGGTCGTTATAAGACCGCTGGCGTTGATGGTGCTGGCAGTAATAGGCCCCGTACCAACGCTGGCTGAATTAAGAGCGCCCGTATTAATATTTCCATGCGTGGCAAGATTGCCTGCGCCATCGAGCGTCATCAACTGGATGGGGCCGGATCCTCCTACCCATGCTCTTATTCCATTTGCCGCATACCAAATATCGTACCAATTACCGGCCCACTGAAGGATACGATCGTTGCTTCCGTCACGATAAAGCACGAAATCAGTTACAGTTGGATAGGCAACATATACACCGGCGCCAGCAGTAAGATTATTAGTTGAGCCCATATTGAGAGTAGAGTTTATATTACCACTAGCGTTTATGCTGCCATTGACATTCAAACCAGCATTAGCTGTGAACAGGCCGCTAACTGTGAGCGCCGCGGCAAATGTTGCATTGCCAGTCGCCCGAATGAAGCTGAGCGGCGTAGAGAGATATGCGCCAGTGTCGGAATAAGCGTTGACGGCAAGATTGGAGCCAGCATTGCCGCCCGTCTCGGCCGAGCCGTCGTCGTAGATGATCCAGCGCGGCGAGGCAGGGGATTTGTTGAAAGAGATCGTGGCGTTGTTGGGGGAGGTCGTCGTCAGAACAAGGCTGGAAGGCTTGAGCAGCCCTTGCAGAGCCACGACGCCTTGCTCGTTGTTGAACACCTGGGCGTCGATCAGAGCGAGATCGTTGTTGATCTCGTTGCCCCAGGTGGTCGGATCGCCGCCGACGGTAGGCTGAACCCATTTGTAGTTTGGGGTGAGGGTGCTAGCCATGCGCGGCCTCCGGCGGCGTCCTCGGCTGGTTGCCCTCGTCCAGCCATGCAAGATAGTCCTGATAGTCGACGTTGTCGGGATCGGACGGGATGAACGCGCCGTCCTCGTCGCGGACAATAATCTCGGGGTTGTTGGTGAGCGTATAGGTCATGATCATAGCTCCGCTGACGCAGAAAAGCTGTCGTTGAACCCACGCGCTGGTCCCGTTGACACCAACGTGCCGCCCCAAGTCACGGCGCGCGTTTGCGGTCCCGCCATCGTGGCCTGCACCGCCCGCGCATTGAAATTGCCGTTCGACGTTCCTGTTTGCAGAATGCTGGTGATTGTCGGAGCCGCTCGCTTTTCCACGGCGAACGGAACAGCAACCGTATAAGTATTGCCAATCGTCCCATCGCCAGTCCAGAGAGCGTTGCACACTTCGTAATACCTCTGGCAATCGGCCATGCTCTTGGCCAGCGACTGCCGGTTGAACGGCGTGGCGACGGAGCCGATCTCCAGCTTGACGTTGGCGAGAAAAAAATTCGCGCTGTTAGTTCCGACGAGACTAACCGCGCCAGTCACCGCGGTATACGTCGCTGACGTCCAGGCATTAGCAGGACCACGCAAATTTGAACCAGCTCCAAGATCAAAACTAACGCGCAACCCTTCCGTGTTGCCCTGAAGCGTCCATGTTCCAGCCGTATCGCCCGGGATTGTGACAGCGCATTTTATCCATGTATTCGCAGTCGGAAGCGAAAACGTGAATGGATAGGACCGAGTAGCGGCAGGTCCATTATAAACTACGCCACTGAACGTGCCGGTCAAAGAGGAAGACGCCCAGAATGATAACGTTACAGGCTGCGCGTTTGCCGTTCCCCAGGCAAAGTCCGCAATCATATCTGCTTCAATTCTCTGGTGAAAATTGAAGTTGTCGTTTGCCAACGAGGCATAGGCCGATAATGATAAAAAGCTTAAAGAATAATTAAAACCATTAACAAGACCGCCAGATCCAGAAGTATTACGTTGCCATTGAAACTTGCCGGTCTGCGATGCTCCATAGAACCAACGATCAATCATATAGCCGCTCGCCGTCCCAGCCGCGCCGTTGTTGCGCTGATCGATCCGCATGTCGCCGTTGATGATGCGGTTGTCGCCGATCTGAACGGCAGGGTGAACGTGATCCGCCCGCGCAAAAGCCCCGCTCGTTCCAATCGCCGCGATCCCATCCGCCAATGGCGTCGTCGTCGCAGCAGGCGGCAGAGCCGCCGTGACTTGTGCTGCCGTCTGATAGCCCGAGGGGTTGCTCGCGGCATAGCGACTCGTGTCGGTCGGATGGACATGGTCGGCGCGCGAGAAGGTGTTCAGCAGGCCCGCCGCCGCGGTCCCGTTCATCAACGGCGCGTTGTTCGAAGCGACCGGCACGCTGGTGGTCAGCGCATAGGGCGCGAGCGTCGCCGTCCAGTCGGTGATGTCGGTGTGGGTGAGGTGCGCCCAGGCGGCATTGTTGCGAGCGTAAGAGGTGCCATCGGCCGGTGCGTCGGCGATGCCCCCACCGCCCCCCGCTGGCGTCGCCCAGGACAGAATGCCCGAGCCGTTGGTTCCCAGAAACTGCCCTGGCGAACCGCCGTAGATCGCCAGATGGCTCAGATCGGCGAGGACCAGCGTTCCGTTGACCGCAAGCCCTCCTGCCAGGGTGAGGCCGGACCCGTTGAACACGGTCGAGCCGTCGGCCCGTGCGATGGTCAGCCAATTGCCGAGGAACGCTCCGGTGACGCCGTAGGCGGCGAGAGTGAAATTCGCCCCAGCGTTGCCCGCTCCTTCGGCCGTCCCGTCGCCCAGCGCCAATTGCCAGCGAGCCACATTGGCCGCCATGCTCAAAATGGCCCGCTGATTGCCGCCGGTCACCGGAGCGTTGAGCACCAGCGAGTTGGATCCCTGCACCGTGAGGACTTGATTGACCGTCAGACTGCCGGTGATGGTGCCGCCGCTGATCGCCAGCGCGGGGTTCCAGGCGTTGTTCTGACGTCCGTAGGTGCCGCCGTCGTTCGGCGCGTCCGCCTGGATCGGCACCGGCGTCCAAGTCGAGTTGAAGCGAGCAAAGATCTGGCCACTCGGCGCTTCGGGAATGTAGGCTTGCGGCAAGCGCTCCCAGGTCGCCATGTACCGGGCGTAAGGGTAATTATCCATCGGCGCTTCGGGGACGCCGCTCGGCGGCAAGGCGTCGACATAGGCTTTGGTCGCCGCCTCCATCGGCTGAACCGGATTCTCGCTGAGATAGACCGGGTGCTTGAACGTGGCGCTGCCGTCGACTCCCGAGAATTCGAGCGGGGAATCGATCAGCGTGTTCGTGCCGTCGTAGTGGTCGATGGTGAAATTCGGCGGCGCGGCGCCGTCGTTGAGCGTGATCCCCCAGCCATAGGGGGCCACGATCGTCGCCGGCACGCCGGTGATGGTGACGCCATCGACGATCGACGGGCCGCCAGGCGGACAACAACCTGCAACGTCGTTCCAGTCGTTGGAGGGCGGCAGGGGGTTCGTCCATTGCGGCGGCGCCGGCGCCGGCCCAGGGACCCACTGGTCGTTCATCTCAGAACCTCCTGCGCCGGGTTCGCTTCAGCCGCGAGCCGCTCGCCTTGGCCATCAGATGAACGTTGTTGAGCTTGGTGATTTCGTCCTCGACTTGCTGCTTCATGAGCAGCGCCTTCTGCTCCTCGCCGACCGCATAGAGGTCGGAATGGATCAAAGCCGCCTTCAAATAGAGGCTCGGATATTTGGTGTAGATCCAGGAGGGGACGAGCGGCGTGTCGGAAAAGACCGGCACCTCCTGGTAATAGTTCATGGTGTATTCGATGCCCTCGACCGCATCGGGCGGCCCGCCGAAGAACATGACGCGGCCTTCGATTGTATAATAGCCGTAAGCCCAATTGTCGGTGAGGTTGAAGAACTCGTCCCGGGACTTGTAGCGGATGGGCAGAAATCCGTTAGCCCCGTTGGCGTTCTGGATCTGGACGAAGTCGGCCTGCAGCCAATCGTCGGGCAAGGTCGAGCAGCGCTGGGTGACGACATTGGTCACGTAATTGATCATCCGGTCGACGCGCAGCTCGGCGTTGAATTTCTGCTCAGCCATGCGCACGAACGAGGTCACCAGGTTCTGCGACCAGTCCTGGCGATTGGCCCAATCGGCGATCTGGCCGCAGAAATCTGTAAAATCACCCATGGTGATTTCCGCCATTGCGGTTCTTGTTGAACCAGTAGCCGGCGATCAGCGCGCTGATCGTCGGAATGGTCACCAGGAGCTTGTCGACGACCTTCGGGTTGTGGATGACCTCGGTGCCCATCAAGACCATGACGGTCGCCGAGCCGATGGCCCATACGAGCGTGATGACCAGGTCGGCCCGCATGGGTCACACCCATCCGCCAGGATTCCAGACGCGGAAGGCGCGCCCTTCGCCGTTCCACCACCGGCTCCAATCGTCCTCGCCCCATTGCTCGTGCACGGCGCGTTCGGCGACCGCGATCGGCACGTGGCCGAGCACCTTGTTCGGCCCATTGTTGCGCATGATCTCGCGCTCCATCGCCACCAGGTCGAGGATCGGCTCGATGTCCTGCTCGGTCTGGACGACGAAACGGTCGGGCCGCTCGTCGTCCACGATCATCGTCCGCCGCACGCCGTGGCGGTTCTGATAGACGTAGCGCTGCTCGGTCACTGCTTGATCCCGTTGAACAGGATGTGGGCCAGTGGGTTGCGCATCTCGACGCCCCATTCGACCACGATCATCCGCGTCTCGGCGTCGCCGATGCGGGCCATCAGGTACTGACGGAAGGCGCGGAAGAAGCTGATCGCCGCATAGTCCGGGTCGATCAGGAGGGCGACGTCGGTCGGCGTCCAGCGCGACGGGGCGACCTTCACCCGGCCGAAATCGGTGGCGATCACGTCGATCGTCGAGACGACCTCGGTCTTGCCCACCAAAACCTGGGTCGTGCTGCGCCCGACAAAGGTCGAGATGGTGCGCTTGGGGCCCGGCGGCACGATCCAGAGCGATGGCGATGCGCCGTTGGTGTAGGCGTTCTGCATCGCCTGGCCGAGCATGTCCTCGCTGATCTGGATCTGAGAGCCGACAGCAGGCGGGGCGAAGGCGTCGGTCGGCAGCACCGGCAGGCCGGTGGTGACGCCGGCGACGGCGGCGGCGGGATTGCCGAACTTGTCGACCGCGCGCGCCACCCAATGCGAGAAGGCCTCGGTGGTGCGGGCGACCGGGGTGGCGGCGTCGTTGCCCTGGTTGTTCGCCTGGCGCGAGCACAGGATCGTCTCCATGTCGCTCTTCAGCACCTTGCTGGCGAGCGCCATCTGGTGCGCCATTTCCGAGCCCTTGCCCGCCGCGTCGGCCTCCTCCTGGGTGCCTGACACGGTGGCGTCGCGCTCGGAGATCTGCGTCACGTTGTTGAGACGGATGGTCGGCTGGGCCGGCTGGTTGACCAGCTGGAAGCCTTCGACCTGGGCGTTGTTGGGATTGACGATCGGCAGGAACTCGGTCTGCCAATCGAAGATGCGGTTCTTGACGTTGCGCCGGCGGATCGCCGACATGACGGGCGTATCAAACGGATCTATGTTGTAGATCGCATTCGACAGATCTTCGCGGTTAGCCGTCGCCTGATAGGTGGTGAATGCGTTGGTGACCTTGGCCATGTTGTCCTCGCAGAATCATCGGATGAGCCTTTCGAAGACGGCGGTCGCATCATCGAGCTTGCCGGTCTTCGCCAACTTGCGTTGGGCGTCATCGATGCCTCTGCGGGCCGCTGAGCCGATTGGTCTGGCGCTCCCGGGGGCTAACGTGCGTCCTTTGTCAGGCATGACTGGTCTGGGTTTGTCAGCCACCATGCGTCGGTATTTGCTGGCGTCCCACAGGACAGCCAGCATCCGGGGGTCGTAGGTCGTGGCTACCTCGTGCTCCCCGAAGTCATAATATTCGAGCGCGGCCTTGCGCATCGCCGACACTTCGTTGTTGAGGGTCGCTTGGTCGGCGATTTTGGTGTGGCGCTTGAACGCCTCCCACCCGTTGTTGGCGTATTCCTGCACCCGGCGGGCGTTCTCCTGCTCGCGCGCCTGCATCTCCTGGGCCCGGCGCTGGCGCATGCCGTTCAAGACGCCATAGACCGCCTGATAGTTCTTCTGCAGCTCGTGCGCCGCCCTCGGGTCCTGCTGGAAGAGCTGGTCCCAATTGGGCTCGCGGGGGATCAGCGCGGCGTATTCCTCTTCCTGATGCTGCAGGCTCTGGATGTAATGGTCGCGGAACTGGGTGGCGCGCTGGTACTCGCTCTCGATGACCTTGACCGCCTCGCCGACCTGGGCGACGCGCCGGTTGTAAGTTTCGCCGTCGACATAGCCTTTCAGCGCCTCCTGCAGCGTGATCTCGTGCGGCTGGCCGTCGACGGTGACCTCGAGCTTCTCGACCGGTTTGCCGTCGAGGGTTACCAGCCACGCGCCGTCGGCGTCTTGCTCGGATGACCCTTCGGCGTTCCCTTCATCGCCTTCGGCCGCGGGCTTGCCGTCTTGCCTTTGAGCGTCTTGATCGCCCCCTTCTTGCTCACCGATCCGCTCCGGCTCCGCATTGGCTCGCTCGTGTCTCCCATCGGGGCTGGCATCCCGGGCGCGCGGGCGGTCCGATACGGACTTCCTGAGTTCGGCCTCATCCCCTTCCTCAGCCCGGCCATCTGCGACTCTCCTCTCAGCGGCGAGCAGGCGCGCGTCGTCGCCGCCGTCCCGCACATCGCCGGTTAATGGATCGCCCTCGACCGGCCGGGGCTCGAACATCGTCTCTGGGCGGGCGACCGCGGCGAATCGGCCGCCGTCGTCGCGCGGCCTCGCCTGCGGATTGATCTCGGTGTGGAAGGCCTGCGCGGCCTGGTCGAGGCCCTCAGCCATTTCTCTGCTGCCTGATCGCCATCTTGTAATTGTTCATCAAGATTGTGAGCTCGGTCGGGATGCTCTCGAGCGCCTTGATCTGGGCGCGGAACTCGGCCAACTCGTCAGCATGGCAGCCCAGAAGCTCCTCAAACAAGCGCTTCCTGAGCTCGAGGATCGAATGGGCGAACGCCTTATTGTCCAAGAGGTCCCGGGCCGCGTCGGCGAGCTCCTTCTTGTTCGAGAGGTCGTTCATTGGCCCGACCTCTGTGCGTCGGCCTTGGCCGCGGCCGCGGCCGCCTGCTGCTGGGCCTTGAACATGTTGGCGGCGACGTTGCCGAGCGCGGCGTCATGCTCACGCCTGATCTGCTCCTGCTCGAGCTTAAGCTTGGCCGCGTCGTAGATCGTCTCCTGCGCCAGCTTCTCGCGGCGGAAGGCGTCGTCCTGGTCCTGCTTCTCCTGCTTGAACTGCTGGTCGGCGAGCGCCTGGGCCGTGTCGGACTTGACCTTCTCCATCTGCGCCTTGGCCGCCGCCGCCATCGGGTCGGGCTCCTTCGGCGTCGCCGCGATCGCAGCCAGGGTCTGCGGGTCGGGCGTCCTGAAGTAGCGCCCGACATTCTTGATGTTGGCGATGTCGAGCATGTCGCTGATGGTGTTCAAGTATTCTTGAATTCCACACACCGGGTTGGTGACGCCGAACTGCTGCATGATCATCTGCTGATCGGCCTTGATCTGCTGCAGGGTCATCATCCGGATCGTGTCCGAGCCCTTGCCCAGGGTCGGGTTGACCTCGACGCCCATGCTGGCGTCGAAGGCGCCCGTGTCGATGTCGGTCCAGGCGCCGTTGATGCGCAGCGTCCGGCGCTGGTTGGGGCTCTCGGCGATCTCGTTGTAGAGGCCGAGGAAGAGATCCTTGAAGCCCGTTTCGGCCAGCACCCGGGCGACCAGCTCGGTGCGCTCCTGCTGGCCGTTGATGATCGCCTGGACGCCGATCTCGGTCGACGATTGCAATTGTTTGGGGTCGAGGCCCTTGGCGGCGTCGCTTAAGCCCGTGCGCCGCTGGAAGATGTCGTTGAGCATCTCGAGCACCGGCATCGCCTGCTGGCCGGCGAACGGGGTGGTGGAGAACGACACGGCTTCATTGGGATTGCCGCGGGTGCGGATGACCGCGCCGAGATCGTCGTTGAGCGCGTCGTCGATATTGGTGGTGAGCTCGTTGACCACCGTCTTGGGGTTGATGCTCTCGGCCAGGCTGTCGAGCACGCCGCGCATCATGTTGGTCTTGATGCGCTGGATGTCGGTGACGTAGTCGGCCACGCTGTCGCCGACGATGGTGTGCGAGATCGGGTCGACGCCGAACACGGCGAACTTGACCCGGTTGGCGTAGTCGTCATGGACGATCTCGTTGTCCTCGCCCATGGTGCAGATGTAGCGGAGCTCGGCGTGGCCATCGCCGTCGGCGTCGACCTTGATGTACCACTCGCCATAGAGCACGCCGTCGCCGACCCGGGTCGAATTGTAGCGGCCCGGATTGCGGAGTTGGCTCTCCATGGTGAAGTTCTGGATGTCTTGGCTCTGCAGGAAATTGGCGCAGAGCTCGCGCGGATAGCCCATGGCGACCAGTTCATCGATCGCCACCACCCGCTGGTGGCCGACGATGCGCGAGGTCGCAAACGAGCGGGCGTAGCGATCGAGCCGCATCTCCTCCGGCGGCACGCCCGCCACCTTGATCAGCGGCTTATCGACCTGGTAGCGGAATGTCACCTCATCGTAGGTGCCCATCTGCGGGTCGAGCGGGCCCTGGTGCACGATCTGGGCGGTGACGTCCTGGCTCAGCAGCATCTGGATCTGCTGCGGGTTCACGTTGATGAAGGTTTTGCGCTTGAACTCCTTGTGGTCGTCGGTCCACCACTTCACAAAGCCGGTCTTGACCGTCATGGCGTCCTTGAACGCGCCATAGAGGATCAGGAAGCCCGGATTGTCCTGCCAAAACACATAGTTGATGTAGTTTGTCTGCTGTTCGGCCGCGTCGACGTCGGCCGGCGTGCGCGGGTTGAGGAAGACCGGCTTTTGGCTCGAGCCGAACAGCCGGATCAGGCTCGGCAGCATCAGCATGACGGCGTCGCGCACGTCGGTCGAGACATAGGTCGACTTGTTGGCGCTCTCCTGGTCATAGCCGAGGATCTGCTCGTAAGTGGCGTCGGGATCCTGGATGATCAGCGTGTCGCTATAGGGCGAGCCGTCCGGGTTGAGCGAGGGCAACAGGCCGTAATAGTACTTTTGCGACTTGTCGCGCACCGGGGCGAGCACCGAGCCCTCGTAGTCGCGCGAGTCGCGGATCAAAGCCTGGATGAATTGCTCATAGGTCGCCGGGTCGGCCGGGTCGTAGGCGTCTGGCGCGCCGCCCTCTTTGAAGCTGGCGAAGAGCTGCTCCACCGCCGGCTAATCCGCTGGTTTGCCGTTGATAAGAGCACGGCTGGGCATTGACTTAACCCTCGATCCTGTTCGTTCCCGATTTGGCCTCGCTTTGGCCGCTTGTTTTGGCCGTTTGGTTGCCAAATCGGCAAGTGCACCCCGGCGTCATTGATATTTTGCCGGGGTAGATTAAGGCTTAAATCGCCGTTTTGGCAACCAACCCGTTTGAGGAGGAAGCAAATGCCGTACGCTTGGATCGATTTCATCCGACCGGAGGGGGGAGGCTGGCCGGTCGATCCCGGTTATGGCCATCCTGAAGGCGGCCATCCTGGCCAGGGCCTGCCAGGTCGCCCCGGCTGGGGCGGATTCCCCGATCGCCCGAGCCAGGGCCTGCCCGGCTTTCCCGGCGCGCCTGGCCATCCCGGCCATCTGCCGGCGCGACCCAGCCGTCCGACCGATCCAGGCTATGGCGTCGACGAGGGCGAAGGCGAAGCCGGCCAATTGCCGGTCTGGCCGCTCGATCCCGAACATCCCGACACGGGCCTGCCGCCGGTCGCCGGCCATCCGCTGCCGCCGATCGATCCGCCGCCTGGCACCATCTGGCCGCCGCTGCCGCCCAGCGTCCCGGCCGGCAAGGTCCTGGTTCTCGTGTACATTTCTGGCGTCGGCTACCGCTATGCGGTCTTGACCGTCGAGCATGGCGGGGGCGAACCCGATCAGGGCCTGCCTGGCGAGGGGGTCGAACATCCCGACCAGGGCCTGCCGGGCCGTCCGCCGGTCGCCGGTCAGCCGCTGCCGCCGCAACGTCCAGGCGGCCCCAGCACCCAGCCCCTGCCGCCGGGGCGCCCGCCAGTTGCGGGCCAGCTGCCGACACGTCCAACCCCGACGCCGACCCGTCGCTGAGCCACCGGGGCGCGCTCTCAAAAGAGCGCGCCCTCCCGGAGGGTGAAGATGATCGACCGCAAGACGTTCTTCGATTCGATCCGCGCGTCGCTATTCGGCGGCACGCTCAAGCAAAGCCAGGTCGACGGGGTCGATTACCTGTTGAATGTCTGGGAGCGCCATTTCGAGATCCCCAATCCGCGCGACGGGACCAAGTGGCTCTCCTACTGCATGGCGACGGTCTACCACGAGACGGCGCAGACGATGCAGCCGATCGAGGAATACGGCCAGGGCAAGGGCAAGAAATACGGCCAGCCGGCGGGGCCGCATGGCCACTGCTACTATGGCCGCGGCCATGTCCAGCTCACCTGGGAGGAGAATTACCTCAAGGCGGAGAAGAACCTGAAGGATCGCTACGGCGTCGAGGCGAAGCTGCACAAAGAGCCGCACCGCATGCTCGAGCACGAGATCTCGGCTTTGGTCCTCTATGACGGGATGATCCACGGCTGGTTCACCGGGGTCGGCTTGCCGAAATATTTCAACGCCACGGTCGAGGACCCGGTCAATGCGCGCCGGATCGTCAACGCGCTCGACAAGGCCGAGCTGATCGCCGGCTATTACGGGAAGTTCAAGAAAGCGCTGGCATGAGCGAGGCGCGGCTCGACGACGACCCTTCGACAAGCTCAGGGGCCGCGCCCCCTTCGACAGGCTCAGGGGACGGGACGATCGAGGTCCCCTACCTGCCGCGCAAGCACTTCCGCCCTTTGCACGCCTCGACCAAGCGCTGGATGTTCGTCTGCGCCCATCGCCGGGCGGGCAAGACGGTGGCCTTGGCCAACCAGCTGATCCGCGCCGCTTCGCTCAACGGGCGCAAGTGGCCGCCGCCGCGCTACGGCTATGTCGGGCCGTCCTTCGAGCAGGCCAAGGACCTGGTCTGGGCTTACTTGAAGCAATATACCGAGAAGATTCCCGGCGTCCGCCATCTCGAGGGCGAGCTCGCCTGCATCCTGCCCAACAAGGCGACGATCAAGCTCTATGGCGGCGCGGCGGCCTACGAGCGCATGCGCGGCATGTATTTCGACGGCATCGTGCTCGACGAATATCCGCTGCTCAACCCGGCGGTCCTGTCGACCGTGGTCAGGCCGTGCCTGGCCGACTATCGCGGCTTCGGCCTGGTCAGCGGCACCTCGAACGGCGACGACCATTTCAACCATTTGCGGCTCAAGGTCGAGGACGATCCACGCTGGGACATGTTCATCATCCCGCTCTCCGCCACTGGCGAGGAGGCGCTCTCCCACGCCGAGGCGATCGAGCTCACCCAGGACATGAGTCCGGAGGAATACGCCCGCGAGATGGAGTGCAGCTTCGATGCGCCGGTCGAGGGCTCTTATTACGGCGAGATCCTCAACAAGCTCGCCTTGCAGGGCCGGATCACCTCGGTGCCGGTCGATCTTTCCCAGCCGGTCATCACCGCGTGGGACCTGGGCATCCACGATTATTGCTGCATCTGGTTCTACCAGATCGCAGGTAAGGAGATCCATTTCATCGATTACATCCAGGACAACGGCAAGGGCCTCGACCATTACGCCCACGAGCTGCGCTTGCGCGCGAAGAAGGGCGGCTACGTGTTCAAGGCGCATTGCCTGCCCCACGACGTCGAGGCGCGCGAGCTGTCGACCGGGCAGAGCCGGCGGGCCTTCCTGGAGAACGAGCTCGACGAGCCGATCATCACCGCGCCGTTCGCCAACCCAGGCGACGGCATCACCGCGGCGCGCGGGCTGCTCGGCCTCTCCTGGTTCGACCAGGTCAATTGCCGCAAGGGCCTGGCGATGTTGCGCGGCTATCACCGCAACAAGATGGGTCAGCCGGTGCATGGGCCCGGGCCGCATAGCCACGGGGCCGACGCCTATCGCACCTTCGCCACCGCTTTCCACATGGTCGGCGGCTTAGCGGCGAGCCAGGGGCGGGGGCAGCGGCTGAGGCGCAAGATCCGCGGGCTGGTTTAAGAGGTCGTCGACGAAGACGTGGCAGCGCACGCAATAGCGCTCACGGAAATCGTTGGGGTTGTAGCTGTTCATCCCGCAGCGCGGGCAGACGAACACCGCGCGCATGCTCGACGGCCTCGGCTTGACGTCCTCGGCGGCCGGGAACACCAGCGGCAGGCCACAGGCGAGACAGCGGATCCGGCCATAGGGCTGCTCGGCGCCGCAGCCGGCGCAGCGGGCCTTATCGGTCATGGCGCCTGCTTTTCGCTCTGAAGAAAGGCGCGGACGGCGTCCTGGGTCTGCTTGAGGTCGGCCTTCTCTTCGGCGGAGAGCGCGGCGATTTCCCTCGTGCTCATTTTCTTCAGCTTAAAGTCGGCGCCGAACTGCATCACCTCGGCGCAGTAGAAGCACACTGACATGTCGCCTGGCGTGGCCAAAGGCACGTCGTCCTTGAGGGTCGACGCCGAATCGACGACCTCGCCGCAATAGGGGCAGCGGTCTTCCCGCAGCCGGATATGCGGGACGTCGCTCATTTGACCCCCACATAGCGTTTGCTCAACACGCGCCTGACCATCTCGGCATGGCCCTTCTCCGCCTCCTCCCAGGTCGAATAGCGGTCCTGGTCCTCGCTTTGGCCGTTGAAGAACGCCATCGTTTCGAACAGGAGCGGCGGCCCGTCGCCATATTGGTGGTCGAGGCCGAGGAATACGGTCGAGACGCTGAGCTCGAGCTGGACGGTATGAGCGACCCGGCGATCGGCGTGCTCCATCCATAGGCCCCAGGTCATCAGGTCCGGCTCTTCGACCGGGTTATGGCCGTCGAGGATGTAGCGGCCTGGACCGCGCCTCACTTCTTCTTGCCGTGGTAGTGTTTCTGCCCGGGCGCGGCGCCCTTGGCGCGGGCGATTGCGCCGATCACCGCGCCCGGGACCCCCTTGGCTTTCAGCTGCGCCGCCCGGCCGCCATGGCCCAGGGCATTCGATTTGCCGTGGAAAGATCCGGTCTTTTTGGTGCTCCCGTGCGACATGACTTTTCTCCTTACGCCACTGCGATGGCGTTGCTGGTGGCGGAGGCCTCGCCGGCGGCGTTGATCGCGGTCACCCGGCAAGAGACGTTGGTCCCGCTGTCGGCCGCCTGCAGCATGTAGCTGCTCAGCGTCGCGCCGGGGATGTTGCCTCCGCCGCGCAGCCATTGATACACGTAATCGGTCGGCGAATAGCTCCAGTTCCCTTGGGTGCAGGCGAGCACGTTGCCGACCGCGCCGGTCCCGCTGACATTGGGCGCGGTGATGAGAACCGGCGGCTGGATCAGCCCGAGCGCGCCGCTGATGGCGTCGGCCATGGCGGCCCCGCCGAGGTTGCCGGCCTTGCCTCGGTTGACCAGGTGAAGCGCCTCGTTGGTGAAGGCGGTCTGGGTCGGGCCCGGCTTCAGCGCCGCTGGCGGCCTGGCGATGGTCAGATCGTGGGTGGTTGTGTCGACGTCGAGCGCCGCGGCGATTGCGTTCAATTCAGTGACCAGGGTCGGATAGTTGAGGTTCTTCATGCCGATCAGGGTCAGCTGGCTGGTGAAGTCGGCGATCTGGTACATTTCACTCCTCCTCTATGCGTGCCCCGTCACGTCGGGCTGGCCTTCGAAGCGCTTGATCTGCTCCTTGAGCAGGGTGACCACGTCCTTCCGGTCGGCGCCGTTGCTGATGTAATTGCAGCGGCCCTCGCCCTCGCCGAAGGGGAACACCAGCAGGACGAAGCCGACCTGGCGCTCCTTGCCCCTGGCCTTGCCGTTGAACGTTTCGTCGAGCGCCTGGGCGACGCCGTTCATCGTGGCGCGGAACTTGTCCTCGATCGGCTGGTCGCCGAGCTCATATTTCTGGGCCATGTCATCCTTCCTTGGGGGGTTCGAGCCATTTGAGGGTGATGGTCGAGCGGTCGTTCTTGAGCTCGATGGTCGAGGGCATGCCCGTTTCGCGCGGGCCGAAGCCGCGCCTCCTGCCCGCGGCCGAGCGCAGGAACTCTTTTGCCGCGTAATAGCGGTTCTGGAAGCTGCCCGAGTCTCGCAGCGCGGCGAACAAGACGGCGACCGCCTCGTCGACTCCCTGGTCGAGCGTCTCGGCGATCGCCGCCTTGAGCGCCGGGACCGCCTCGACATAGCGCCTGAGGCGCTCGGGCTCGACCCCCATGGCTTTGGCCGCCGCGGTGACGTTGCCGTCGACCTGCATCAGGAGTTCGCGCACCTCCACCTGGTCGAAAGCCGGCGGATCGGGGACGAGCTCGAGGCGTCTTTCCTGATCGGCGACATAGCGGTTGGCGAGGATCTTCTCTCTCACGGTCATGGGTCGTGTCCGTCGTCGAGCAGCCGCTGACTGAGCCGCTGGACCGCGCCGATCAGGGCGAAATGCTGATCCTTCGCCCGGGTCCAGCTGTGGGTGACGCCGCCGTCGCGGGTGACGCCGGCGAAGGCGACGCCGAGGAGCTGCCCCGCCTTGATGTCGGCGATGAGCGGATCGAGATGCTCGAGCATCTCCTGCTGCAGCTGGCTCATCGGCACGGCGCCGAAGGCGTGGACGACATTGTCGCTCACAGCCAGCTCTCCACCAGGTGCGGCGGGTCCCTCTCGGAGCGCGCCATTTTGACCAGGCCCGCGCCTTCGAAGGCCTCACGCAACGCCTCGAGCTTGCCGGTCAGCACGTCGCTGGTGGCGAGCGGGCCGACTTTGTGGCCGATCTCGAACCGCCGGGCGATGAAGCCGTTGGGGTGGTCTTTCGGCCGGTCATAGATGGTCCAGATGGCGAGCGCGCCGCGCTTCATCGCGGCATGCGAGGCGGCCTGAATGAAGGCTTGGCCGAGGCCGGTCATTGGCTCACCCGTCATCGTCGGAAAGGACCAGGAACGCCCCGCGCAAAACGAAATAAGCGCCGGGAAGGAAGAGGGCGAGCCAGCCGAGCCAGCTGCCGGTCGCCCTCCACATGGCGAGGGCGAGGAAGAGGACGAACAGGCCTTGCAGAAGCTCGCCGATTCCTCGCCCCATGGCGTCCCTCCCTATAAGGCGAAGCGGTCCAGGCGCCGCTGGCGGCCGATCAGCCCGACCAGGCCGAAGCCGACCAGAACCATCGCCCAGGTCGACGGCTCCGGCACCGTCGCGGTCGCGGTGCCGTCAATGGCGATATGAATCGGCGAGGCTCCGCTCAGGCCGGCGATCTCGGCGAAATAATTGCCGGCGGCGACCCGGTCGGGAAGGACGGTCGCCTCCTGGCCGCCGACGACATTGACGATGGCCGAGCTTTCGATCAGCGCCCCGGCCGGGATGAAGGGCGGCGTCGCTCCGGTGGTCGACCACAGGTTGAGGCTGAGCGATCCGTCGACCACCCGCTGCAAGCCGGTGGCGCTGTCGCTCATCGACAGCGTCACCGTCTCGGCGACCGGAAGGTTGAACTCGAAAAACTGAGCGAAGGCCGCGCCGAGGCCGGGGGTCTGCTCGGCCGGCAGGGGCAGGCTTTCGTTGAGGATCGAGCCGATATTTTCGACGGTGGTCACCACCGCATGCGCAGGCCAGGCGCAGGCGGCGAGATCCGCTCCAAGCAATAGTCTTTTCAACATGACGTCACCCTTTCTTCTTTGAAAACCCGCCAGGGAAATCCTGCCGGGATCCCGCTTAAAGACGACGCCACGATCGCCAATCTTCCAAAAACCCTATC